GATGTTGGATGCGTCAGTACCCTCATTGAATGAACTGATGCTTTTAGCACCCAGCATCAACAATGCGTCTGAGCAAACCTTGAGATCTGTATCACCACTAGCCATATGTCACCTCAAATGTGAGAAAGGCCAACCTCCAGTAAACCAGAAGTTGGCCTATTAGCTTGACTGCTGATTAGTCAGTGTCAGTTGATGTTACGGTCACACCGTCAGTAATATCAACCACAGTGCCTGTGTTTGAGTTTACATATGCGGTAGACATAACTGGTGTACCACCAGTAGCGCTATAGCAGAAAATGATATCGCCAACTTTGAGCAATGATGCTACAGAGTTGAAATATCCAGATACACGAATAACTGACTGAGCGTCAGTGCTGCTATAAGTCCAAATGGCTGGCGCATTGCCAGACTTGGATTGACCACCAATAGCGTTAAAGCCTGTTGCGGAAAATGCCATGATGTGTACTCCTTATTCTGTACAAGTGATAGCAACGATACCACCAGCATCGATAGCAATAGCACCAGCGCTGAACATAGAACTTACCAACCAAGAGGTTTTCTCTGGGATGTAGTTGATTTCAGAGCGGATTGCCATAGCCTCTGCCATGCCAAGTGACATCTTGTGATAGGCATAAACCACACGGGTTGCACCAGAACCACCACCAGCTAAACCACCCTCAGAGCGGTCACCAATAGTGATGAAGTTGAATCCCATGAATGTAGTGATATCACCCTGCACCAATGCCTTCACAGTGTTGAAGTCAGAGCTGGTGACTGAAGTCTCAGACAACAAGCTAGACAACTGTGATGCATGGATCAACATGTAGCGGTCTTCTGCTGGTACGTTTGCAGTGTTTAACAAACGTGCAGTTTCACGCAACTTGGCCATGTTCATGTTTGTACCAGCACCACCAATGCTAGTTGCAACGGTCAAGCTAGTGCCAGACGCTGCCAATGCATCAATGATCATCTGATCAGATCTACGGCCAATAGCCTTGGCAACAACTTGCACCAACTCTTGGCGCTCGTCAAAGTTGACCTTAGCTTGGTTGAAGATATCGCTGTACTCAGCAGCAATGTAGTCTGTCAAAGTGACAGTAGCTTGCGAGTAAGTGACATTAAGTGGGGTTACATCAGTCTGTGGTACACGAACTTGTGCAACGCCAGAACCGATCTTTGGGAACTTGTGTGTGCTCGCTGTAACGCCAGTACGCAAACGGACAGTGTTTCGCAAGACTGCATCGGCTTGATACGCTTGTTTTACTTCCGTGTCGAATAGGGTTACAAAAGCATTAGAAATACTAACTGCCATTGTTTTCTCCTAGAAAACGGTTGAGGAATGTTTATCGCCAACGGTTGTCCAGAATCTTCTGGGCCAAGACTTGTGCCTTACAGCGCACCCCTGGATAGACTACTATCGTCACTGGCCTTGCGGTTGTCAGTGCTTACATTCTAAATCATATTTTTAGTAATGTGTCAACTATTTTTTTAAATAAATTGGGTACTCGCTACGTCCAGCCACCAGGAGTCCAATCTAGGTTTGCCAGCATCCGCTTTCCCCAAGTGCAATATATCAAAAAAAAGCCAGACCCGTAGATCTGGCTAACTCTAGCAACTGCTGCTTGCTATCCGTACATTTTCTCAAATAACTTCTCTACCTTCAATCGGTAGCTTGGGTTTGTCTTGTACTCTGGGTTGGCCACCATAGCGTCCAGCTCTTCCTTGCTCATAGAGCCTTCAGAATCGGTTTTAAGCGTGTCTGTTGGAACTCTGCCCTCATAGGTTTCACGTAGCTTTTGGAGCGCTTTAATGCCCTTTGCCGTGTCTCCCCAGCGGGTGAACTCTTGGAACTCGTCCTTGCTCCAGATGCCCTTATCCACCATACCTCTGCCCCACTGCGCCATATTATTGATGATGGCTTTTGCATTGGGTCCAAGGGCTTCTAGCTCTTGCGCCATGCTCTGCTTGGTTTCTTGCAGATTGTTGGCACTGATGCCAGTGATCTCTTTGGCGAGATCCTCAAACGCTTGTTGGCTAATGCCATACTTTTGCGCCCAGCCGACATAGCTCTTAACAACGGGATCCTCTGCCTGCAGGCCAAGTCCATCAATGTTGTATTCGCCATTCTCTGGGGCTTTGTGGCCACCAGCTCGGAACTTCTTTTCTAGCTCCACATAGGACTTGCTAATCCCCTCTAGATCTGGGGCTTGCTCGTCCTTATTCCAGAACTTTTCTGGCCAGAAGTCAGGACGCTCTAGGGGTGTATCGTCTTCAGCGTTGGGATCGCTTTGTACGTGGTTGATTGTTTGCTCTTGGCCCTCGGTTGTCGGCTGGTCTTGTGCCTCATCAGCACTGGCCAGCAGGCCAGGGTTGTCATTTGCATCACTCATCTTTGTTTAGCCTTTCGGATTCTGTTTTCAATATCCCGAACCACGCTGTTTTGTCCCTCTCGAAACACACCTAGCGAACTGTCCGAGCCTGGTTGCCAGCACGGTTGCTCAAGATAAAACTCTCGCAACCACGCTAACACTTTTTGACCTTCAGCACTGGCAAAGGTTTTTGCCATCTGTAGGTTCAGATCCACCCCTTCTTGATCAGGCTCAAAGGCAGTAGGCTCTGCCTCTAAATCATCCCATCCCATGTCTTATTCCATTTAATAAAAATTAGTTAAAAAATACTAAAAAATTGCCTTTTGAGGTTACGGGGGCAGGGGGTGCTGTGAATATCCACCCTGAGTTGTTACCCCCGTCTGTCGAATTAGCCCCTGCATACCAAGATGCCCCACCCGTTGCGGTTGATCTGCTGATAGACAAATAGTCACAACTTACAGTTCCGCTTGCTTTGGATAGGGTGTGGCTTGCGGCAGTTACCGAACCAATCGTAATCAGATTACCAGCCGTTCCAGACAGAGAGAAAGCAGAGGTAAACGTGGTGGTAGTTCCAGCAGTAAACAGAATAGTCGCAGGTTGAACTGTATTGGTAATGTTGTTAAATGTGTTTGATCCTGTGAAGGTCAACTGCCCTGCGCCACCTTGATTGATTGTGCAATTAAATACAATATTGACGCCACTTGTATTATTAAAACCCTTTGCAGTAGCCCCCGTCATTGAGATTGTGCCAACACCAGTACCAGCAGTTGTTGTTAAGTTTGTTGCTGTTGTGCAGTTGAATGCGGTTGAGGTTGTGCCTGGGCAAATTACTGTTCCACCATTAAAAGTCAAATTTCTTGTTGATGTGCCTGAAACTACAAAATTAGAACCAGCAGTAAAAGTTTTTCCATTTAAATCCAGTGTTCCACCTGATAAAGATGCAGTTCTAGTAGAACCCATCGTTAGCGCATCTTGCAGTTGAAATGTCCCACCAACTCCGTTAAATGTTAAAGGGAAATCAATAGTCTTGCCATTTGTTGTTATTTGTTGCGTACCACTTGTAGCGCCAAAAGTTAATGTGGAGGTAGAGGCAGTTAACGTCATACCTGTTGAAAACTTTATATTTCCATAAACTGTTACCGTTGAGGTTGCACCTAATGTGCCAGCGTAACCAGTAAAATCAACATTTCTTGCTGAATAGTTTGAAGTACCTAAAAACGTCAAAGCATAAGTACCGCCAGTAAAGTTATAACTAATTGAGTTTGCTTCTGATAATGCTCCTGAACTTACAGTAATAGCAGTAGAACCAGAACTTGTGACATTAACTACTTGAGTTCCAGTAGTTGTTAAGTTTGTAACTGTTGCCGTAGTCCATACAGTACCCGTACCAGTACAAGTAATATTTCCTGTTCCAAATGCAATCGTTCTTGTGTTGGAGTTTGTAGAACTAAAAAAACCTGTACTTAACGTATATGACTGAAGATCGAGAGTTCCTGTTGTAAGCGTTGTTATATTTGTTACAGTAGTAGTAAACGCATCTTGTAACTGAACTGTTCCGCTAGGACTGTTGATTAATATGGGTTGTGTAAACGATTTACCAGCACTTGTAATTGTCTGTGTAGCACGACCAGAAAAAGCAATAGTAGCAGTACCAGAAATACTAATACCAGTACCATTTATCCAGTTACCATAGAATGTTGGACTTAATGTACTACTAGCCAATAACATTGTGTTACTTGTACGCAATGACATATCTATTGTGCCAATGTTGTAAGCGGCATTAATAGTTGTTGTTGAGCCACTTGCAGGATAAGTTGCGGCAGGGAATATCGCAGTATCCTGAGCCAAAGGAAACATAGTTGCGTCTAATGAGCCACCAGAAGTTGCAGACCACGATCCTGTTCCTGTTGCTCCCCAGTTGGCAGAGCCTGTTGCTCTGTAATAAACAGTCTTAGCCGCAGGAAATGTAATACCACTATTCCCTTTGCAGTCACCAGCCCTTGTAGGTGCGATAGGAGATGCCGCACCCGCTATATTGATATCTCTAAAATCGTAATCCGTTCCACCACTAATAGCCGCACAAGTTAATGTTCTTTGTGTTCCGATGGTGTCGGACGCAAGCATTGTTCTATATGCCGCCGCAGTACCCGCATTTAGCGTCAATGTTCCGTTGATGGTTTGATTGCCACCAATATTAAATACGGCTATACCAACAGTTGTTCTAGACGGGATAGTTATATTATTAAATGTATTTGATCCAGTAATTACTTGGCTAGTAATTGCTGAACTTGTATATGTCAAATTGTAGTATGTTTTACCACCACCAACAAAACCAATAGAACTACTAATACTAGAAATTGATATTGTAGAAGTCCCAGCATTCAACGTTGCAGAAGAAATAATATTCCATTGAGTAGCATTACCGCTTAAATTGATAGTAGACGCATTTAAATTTATTGTTTTTGTTCCTGCCTGATTTGCAAAAATTATTTGAGAAGTAACGGAATAATTACCTGTTGATGATGTGTCAAATGTTCCATTGACGATACTTATCCCGCTATTATCAGTGCAAGTAAGTGCTGAACCAAGTGTCCATGCGCCACCAACACCATTGAACGCAATTGAGGTATTGATCGCTACGCCATTAGTTGTAATTGTTTTTCCTGTGGTTGTAGCATTAAATGTAATAGCACCTGTTGCACTCCACACAGTCCCCGCCAACAAAGACATTGAGCCACTAATGGCAAATGTAGGAGATGTGCCGTTTGCAAACGTAACAGTACCAGCAGATACAGTTATATCAAGGCAAGTCAATGCGCCTGTACAAGTTACTGTATACGTTCCTGCTTGGTCAAAGAAGACTGAATCTGCCGCAGTTGGAACTGACGCACCACCTGCACCACCAGATGATGTTGACCAGTTAGTAGTGGTGGTTGTATCCCAAGTACCAGCACCACCTCTCCAATAGCGGTTTGCCATGCTTTATTCCTGTGGTGGTTCTTCAACAGGAGGTGCAGTTACTACTGCTAACCAATTATCTAAGCGTTGTTGTTGCATTGCTTGAATTTCTTGTTCTGTATAGGTGTGGTCATCTGGCAAATGCAAGGCATCTGAGAATGTGCCATGTGGTGTGATAAAGAAGAAGTCTATTTTCATATTAAGCCTGTGTGGTTACTGCAATTACATCCCAACGTGTGTTGTTGGCGTTATAAATACAACCGATATAACTGGTCTTATTGGCGGTAGTGGCAGTTGGTAGTGTTACACCAATTGCCGTATATGTACCATTCCAGTTTAGTGTGCGTGTTGTACCGTTATCCAAGATTCTAAATATCAATTTATCACCGTCTACTGGTGTGCCAATTGGTGCATTGATGCCCAATGTTGCCGCCAATGCGGTAAAGGCATACACATCGTATGCGCTAATGTCTGGCGTTACAGATGATGCAGATGCACTTGACGATACCCTTGGGTCAATGCGCTTGTTGGTAAGTGTCTGAGCGCCAGAATAGGTAACAATGGATGCGCCAGCCAATGTAGTTGCACCTGTACCACCATTGGCAATCGGCAATGTCCCATTAACACCAGCAGTCAATGAAACCGTATTGTTTTCCCATAAAGATGTAGTCGTGTTGTAAACAATCGTCTGTCCATTACTTGGTGTTTGTGCCGAGACATTGTGGATTTCGTCTAATTCATATCCGTTTTGGACTTTGACAAATAACTTACCTTGAGTTGGATGTGCGTGTTCTACAACCGCTACATACACCAAATGAGTAGGCGCATAAGGCTTGGTTGCCGTCAATCCACCAGCCGTTGTTCCACTTAAATACAGTTGTTGTCCATCTGTATAAGCAGAAGTATCAAGGTTTTGAACCAATCCAATGACAGTCACATATCCATTGGTATTGTTTGCCAAATCAGCGTTAATCAAACCAAGTGTTTGTGCAGAAGATGCGTCTAAATTGGCTTGTGCCTTGGTAACAGTAGGAATCTGTCCCGTAGCACCAGAGATATAGACTGCCGTTCCTTTAGTAAGCGTAGCACCAGTTGTATTTCTTACTTGGCAAATTACATTTGTAGTGGATGAGGCTACTGCAACAGAGAGATCAGCAACGCCTGATACTGTTGATACAGTAACAGAACCGTCAACAGAAGTAATAGATGAAAGGCCAGTAGATGTAGACCACTCCAGACTTGTTCCATTAGTTCCAATAACTTTGCCTGCATTGCTATTTTGTGTTTTTATTAATTCAGCAATTTCAACTAATTGAGCTTGTCTATCAGTTAATTTGTCATCTCGTCCACCGCCACCACCACCAGTAGGTAAAGTAATCCATTTGCCCCAAACACCAGGCGATTCCTCAAAACGAATCATCAAACCTTTTTTCTCGTGCTTTGGCATTGGACCAATTTCGCCTTGTGGTCCAGTTGGCCCCATAAAACCACGTTCACCCATCAGACCATTTTTGCCTGATGCGCCTTTATCGCCTTTATCACCCTTATCGCCTTTTTCGCCCTTTTCACCTTGTGGGCCTGCATCACCTTTTAATCCTCGGTCACCTTGCAAGCCACGATCTCCCTTTTCACCTTTGGGACCTTGCAGACCAGTATCGCCTTTGGGACCAGGCACTGGGTGATTGACGATTTTGATTTCACCAGGATCGCCCTTTTCGCCACGATCCCCCTTCTCGCCACGTTGCGCTTTAGCAGATTTTGCTAATTCGAGCGCTCGTATAGCTGCGGCTCTTGCTACTTCATCACGCATTGATTGCCTCTTGTACTTGATCGCCTTGCAACATACCTAGTAATCTTTGATCACTATCTGTTTGTTGTGCAGCTGCAGCCATTTGTGCCATCTGTTGCATCATGCCTCTGCGCTCCTCGCCAGTAGTACGCACTTGGATTGGCACACCGAGTTTGTCAGCAATATAGTCAATGGCCGTAGTCGCTTTGACCGCCATCTGGCCTTCTGGTCCCATGTTGGCCGTGATCTGCATGAACTGCAAGATGTTGTTGATCTCGTCCATGTTTTGAGCCATGGCCAATGGGGATACTGGGCTAACCTTAACCTCAAGACCATTTACCTTGATTGGCAACACAATCATGCCATCATCGTCCATGACCTCAAGGATCTTGGTAACCAATGGGATCATTGTCTCGTTGATCAAACGGCCAAAGGCAGAACCAAGGTTTTGCGCCAATTCCTTCATACGCTCCACCACCTCAGTCGCAGACCTAGCAGACATATTGTCTGGTGGCAGACTCTCATCAAGCAATGTGCGCTTGATGGACTGCACCAAGTCATTGATGACCAGCTGGGACACGTTGAAGTCACCAGCACGTGGTAGTGGCTTTAGCGCCTCACCCTGTGGTCCACCATTACGTGCCACAGGAATGACCGCACCAGGTGTGATCTTCACATTGGCTGGGTTTAGTACCCCATCGTCTGCAGCTGTGTACACGCCAGTAATCGCCAAACTTGCGTTCTTGAGCAACAACTCTTTGACCTTGTTCAATGTCTTAATGTCTGGCAGGGCAGTCAGAACTGGACCACGGCCATAGATCTCGCCTGCCACCTTCATGTAGCGAGACACCACCCATGGGCTGGACTTGAGCTTGCGGTAGACCAGCTGGGACTTAGACTTCTCGTGAATGACGTAGTAGCCATAGTCACCACGGTCTAGGTTTAGGATCGTGGCCTCAATGAGATCCACTTCTTCTGTTGGCTTGTCACCAATCAAGCGCTGTAAATCTGGCGGGATAACCGCATCTTTCCATTGCTGTTGGATCGACTCACCCTTGATCCGCATCTTGCGATAGACGTTATCTACTTGGCCATTAGCGCCTTCTTCAAAACTCACCAAGTATTGTGGTACTGGGATAAAGTTAATCGGAGTGACAGCATCACCCTTTTGGATTAGCATGACTGCAGTGCCAACAGATAGATCTAGCAAGAACTCGCCCATGGCAATGTCAAAGTTGGACTGCTTTAAGACGCTAAACATCTTGTCGGAGTAAATGTCTAGCATCATCTGAACTTGACTTCTGCGATCCATGGGGATATCTGTGCCAGGTTCGAGCCTGCACCACTTGCGCTGTGGCGGGAAGATGCCAGACTGCAGACGGTTAGCAAAGCGCTGGGTAGAGTTAATGGCTGTAGAGTCAAAGACCCTCGTCATCTTGCGTTTACCAGCTACCTTACCCTCGTACTCGCCACCGTAGAGATTACGTTGTGGTAGGGCAAACTCCATCGCATCTTCATAGAGACTACGAAAGTCATCTTTTTTATTCTGCGCTAGTTTGTGTCGCTGCAGAATTTGCTCAACACTCATCTTTGCCATATCAGTCCTTTTTGCTTGCTTGGTATCTTTTTAGAATCGCTCTGCCTTTGGCTGCCAGCCGAGCTGCAGCGTCTGCAGTCTTTGGCACTGGCTCACCCCACGCATGGGCAGACAATGCGAGCCTTGTTGGTTTGCCGTTCTTGTCAACCAATGGACCACTTGGGTTGGTAAAAAACCGAGTTAAGAAAGATCCCTTACGCCTAGCGTCCTGCCCTTTGGGGTTGGATGCCTTCACGCCTGGTTGCAAGTTTTTGCTCTCACCAGAGCGCTCGAACTTGCGCCTACCCGCCTCGGTCAAACCACCTTTGGGATCTTTGTACTTGCTCATCAGTCCTCTTCTTTTTCATCAGTAATAGGACCACCGACTAACCACGCATCGCAAGTGCGTGTGCCAGCACATTTAAAGTGGAATAACTCACAAAACCCCAGCTGTGCAGTCTCTATAACGTCCTCGTCATAGCCAGACTCTTCTGCTGGATTCTTGGCCTCAATGCCAGCCTTTATGCAGTCGAGCATTTGGGTGGTTTGGATAAACGCAGCGCAGTTACCGCACCGCATACCCTTGGCCTCATCTAATTCTGTAGCCCACATTACGGTCTTGCGTAACCAAAATGTTTTGTTATTCTTTTCATCATTTGGATTAGCTGGCCCGTAGCCAACATTTGCAAATGCCCAGTTTCTGTTTTTCAGATTGGTCTTAATGTCACGGGTAGCCAATGGGCATTGGTATTCACCTTCGCCATTTGTTTCTTTTTCTGCTTCAGTAATTAGGTTAGTTGCCATTTATTTTTTCTTTACCGCAGCACGGGCTTCACTCATACCAATAGCAATTGCTTGTTGGCGAGATTTAACTTTTTGTCCACTAGAAGATTTGAGTTTTCCTTCAGAATACTCTTTCATCACTTTGTGAACCTTGGCCTGCATCTTTGCTTTGTTATCAGCCATTACATACCTCCACCAAGTTTGGATTGAACACCCAACTCACTGTCTGTACGCTCAGAAGATAGCAACGCACGTAAGCCACCGCCTCGTCTAGCCTTCATGCCAGCTTGTGTTCTTTGTGCCAGGCTGGTT